AGTGCTAACAAACACGTGTGTAATTTCATTGCTGTGATATCTTCATATCGTCTAACATCTCCTTGAGCGAGTGCGTAAACTGATTGATACCAACCCCATTTCTTTGCAAATCCTCTGGTAAGGTTATTTGATTCTCCGCTACTTCCAAATAATTCATCATAAGTCTCGACAAGTCGATCCCTAAATGGTAAAAAAAAAGCATAGAACCGAAAACTGCGTCTAGTGGTGTTAACTCCATTGCTTCGTGATAATTGTCTCCAGTGTATTCCTTTATCTGATAAAATTTACCTATTCGTTTGTCAATAGGTCTGTACAATACTGCCATTGCTTTGTGCATACTCTTCCAGTCGCCTAGCGAGTTATCTAGATCTATATACTCTCCGAAGGTCATATCGTCTAACTTAGGTATGAACCCAAATTCAGTGTCCCCTATCGTAAATGAATGGACTAGTTCTGGCTGAGTGTTTAATATGCTGATTAAATGTTCTACTACTTTGTTTACGTCTGTCATTTTTAGTTTCAGTGCAGACTTGTACGGAACATTACAAAAGATCTCCAACATCTTAAAAGAAATAAACTGCGATCTAAGATCTCCATCTTCATTGTCGTCTACAAGTTTTAAATAACGTTTGTATTGACTTAAAGTTATTTCTGATAGGTTAGAGGGTACTTCTATTTCTATTTGCATTTTAAATGGCTTTATATTACATATAACAAACTACGAAGGACAATTATACAAGCCAAAGAAAAAGGGTAACATCTCTGCTACCCCTTAACAATTAATACAAACCTAAATCTAAAATAAAACTATATCAACGTGTAGGTCTACCACGTTTGCGTTTGAAATCTTGTGCTAATTCTTTCTCGAACTCTCGGTATTTTGTTTGTTCGTATTCCTCATCTTGCTTGATCGCCTGTTTACACATCCTATACAATGAAGGCAGATCTTCCATTAACGCACGTGCATCATATTCTATCATAGCATTCTCTTCTGGTTCATAACCTATGCTTTCCATATGTACTACTCCTCTAGTGCTGTGCAACGATATTGTTTTTAATATAAATATTTCTTTCATCTCTTTTTTTATTGTGTCAACTTTGTCAAATTTGTTTTACCTGTATCGTACTCTGCTTTCATATCCTGTAACTGATCTAGGATCTTATGAGCGTTACCTTTTACTCCGAAGTATTCTTTAACGTGTTTTAATCTCCAGTGTCTATTTGGTGCTAGACCTTTTGTCCATAGACTTACATCCCTTATACTCACTACTAGGTTATACCATCCTCTAGTTGCGATCTTGTCGTTTATTTGGATTGCGTAGTTACAATCTCTTTCATATCCTGTTTCTTGCTTCATCTTATGTTTTCTATTGTGCTAACTACTTTGTAGTAGCGGTTTTGATAATACTTATACATTGCGGTGTCTGTTGCACCCATTTTCTCTATCTGAGACATAATACCTAATAGGTTTTTTTTCTCGTCTCTTAGATCGTCTGCTTGTGTTCTCATACGGCTTTGCTTATTTGATAAATACGATAAGGAATCACTCGTGAAGAATTGCAGTCACTACAGCATTCAAAATGCGATGACGCTAGTGGCTCTGGGTTATGTCCCCACCCTGTAAAGGTGCTGTTACATAAAATACATTTTTTCTGTTCCATATTTATTTGCGTTTGTAAGGTGCGTTTTGATAATGTTCCTTTAACACCTGTATACGATCTTTGAGCGTTGCACCTTTGATTTTACCGCACAAGGGTATACATTCGTGTGTTACTTGCACACCTGCAGGAAGTGTTTTGTTGTTGATTTGCAACGGCTGTTGCAGTGTTTCTGTTATACGACCAGAATATCCGTGATGTTCACGATCTGGCTCTGTCATACGGATATGACCTACATACTTACCATTGATCCAATAATCTTTGTGGTAACCGAAAATTTCAAATACTGACATTGTAAATTGTTTTTGTTTAGATTATAAACTTAAGGATAATATTTTAATTTTACAAATGTGTAAACTAGTTTGTTCTAAAAAAATACCAACCCTCGTGATAATATTCACTGCCGTCATACGTTGAGAAGTGGTGTCCATACCCATCGGCATCTATACAATTCTTTGCAGTTTTTTCCCAGTTGATCTCGATCCACCAATACTTGTCTAAGTCAGTACCACCTAAGTAACAGTCCTGTACAATTTCTTTGATCTCTTCTTGTGCAATGTCGTCGATCTCGTCCTCGTGTATAATACGATACTCTTCTCCCTCTAGTTCTTGATAAACATCGTTACTGATACTCATCTCGTACAATAGATCGTGCATTTGTGATTTGTCTGGGTTGAGGTCTAACTCATCTTGGATGAACGACCATAATTCTTTTACTTCGCTAATAGTTTCCATAATTGTTAATTGTTATTTGTATACCCTAAACTTAGCAATAATATTTTAATTATTTACAAGTTTGTAAAATTTTAACATTTAACGGATTGCATACTTTCCGTAATTAGGTCTAGACAATTTATTAATAACACTATAGCGTAGGGCGTCACAGGCGTGATTGTATTTGTCTATAGGTTTGTTTGTCAGATCCCCATTCTTATCCTCTATGTATTTGTAGTTACGCATCTCCTTTATAACATTACTACTCGTTTCTAGGACGTGCAGTTTATATCTACGCAACATATCTATTCCTTGATTAATTGCACCTTTACTAGTAGACTTAACGTTCCACCCCATACGATGGATCTCCTCTATACTTTTTGGTTCTGCACTATCTGCGTATACCTCATCACGTCTGTCAAGTCCTAACTTACTAAACTCGTGACCTATATCTTGATTAGTCATACCTGTTCTGTAAATAAGTTCTTTAACGTAGATATTATCTCCTTCCATATACGTGGCTACCATTGCAGTAGGATCGTTACTAAAGCCAAAATCTAGTCCGTAACTGATTAGTTTTGCTCTACTTGGTATACTGGGTACTGTACTAAAGGTAAATACGAGAGATCTACTCTGACCACGTTCCCCTAGACCATATACTCTCCAATAGTTTTCATCTGTATCTTTAAGACGTTCTATTTCTTTTACGATCTGTTGAGGTAAAAACGGATTGTCTTTGTACGTGGTTTGGTAAAACGAGCAGTCGTCTCTTACTAGTACTTTGTCGTATATCCAATGAAACTCATCTGACGGATTGTAGTCTATTACTATTTGTTCTGTTGTTCTGAACACTAGCTGTTGCCAATCTTCGTAGTTTAATTCGTTGGCTTCGTTTACAAATAGCAGATCACGTTTCCTACCTCGTATCTTTTGCGGTATGTCCAGAGATATAAACTCAACTGTATTACCTTCAAGATAATATTCGTTATTTGATTTGCTGTGCAGATCTTCTGTATACATATTATAGTCACGCAGGATCTGAAAAAAGTCACGCATAACTGTACCCCTAACAGCAGGAAATGATTTTCGGACAATAGTGATCATCTTACCTCTGTTCTGTTGACAATAGGCAAAAATGATCCACATCAGAATGTTATACGTCTTTCCAGATCGTGTACCACCCTGCTGTACTACTATCTTACTCCTGTCCTGTTGTAAGTGACGGAATACTTTGTTCGTGTGTATTATTTTCAAGTTGCTCTGCTGTGTCTATTATTCGTACTTCGAACAATTGCTGTCCTTCTGCTCCTGTTATTTCTTGGCGTTCTACGTATCCTCGTTTCTTGCCCTTAGTCTTTAGGTAAAACAATAACTCTGCGGTCTTACCTTCTCTAATAGCGTTCAACAATTTCATTTCTGCCAGATCTAGATTACGTTCCTCAATATCTCTACATTGATTTGCGAAGTCTGGATCTTGCTTTGTCCAGTTGTAATACGTCTGACGAGATATGCCAGACGCTTCACAACTAATACTGATGTTGCCCAACGACAACTTGAAGTTTTCCAAGAACTTTTCTTTACTTTTCATATTACTGATTGAATAAATTTGCATTTTGTGATTTCCATTGCTCCATAACCTTGTTGTTTTTGTGGATCACATTGTCTGGATCGTACCCAGTGTCACCGATTTTTTTGTCCGCCCAGTCGTCAAGCGTTTGCTCGAACATATCACGATAGTAGTCGTCGTTAGGATTACCTAAGTCAACCTCGTCGTTGATCTTGCTACCCTCCTCCTTGAAGAATTTGAGCGTACGTCCCATCTTTTTGCCACGACGTGTGTGTGTGTCGAGAGCGTAGTCTGGAACGTCTGGACGATTGTCAGAGAACAATGCCCATACCTTAGCGTGATCCAAGTGACGTGATTTTGGAGAACGGCATAACTCAATGATTGCGTGAATGATTGGCAACGTACCATCGCTGACATTTTTGTCTGCAATGATTAGCCAGTTTTGATACAACGCCTGTATACGTTGAGGCAAGTCTGGGTTAGCCATACCGATATCTTCGCTGACCATAATAAATATACGTTTCCAAAGATATTTGGAGTAACCAGAGGCATACAACTCGATGCCAAAGAATAAAGCGTCACGCTCGTAGCCACGACGGACAGATTTTTGTAGTGCGGAACTACACTCGAAAAAGTCATAATTTTTACGAGTCAAAATTTGATAAGACATAATTATTGTTTTTTGTTATACATACAAAACTAACATAAGTTTATGAATTATACAAATTTGTAAAGTTAATTTTTATACAACTCCCTATAATATTTGAAATCTAGTCTGTTGCCTATATCGATGTTACCTTTGTTGCTGTACTTAGGTTTTATTTCTGGGTACTTTTCCATTATGTAATCTAAGCACTTTTCACTCTCTGCTAGTCTATCAAACATTTGCAGTCCACCATCAAACTTACCCATAGGACAATCTATATACATTTCATACGAGGTGTATACGTTTGTTGCTCCCTTAACTGCTAAATGCAAGAACATCTGTAACTCATCCATAGAAAAAATCTTTTCGTCAAGGACTAGATGCTCTGCTCTAACAAAGTACGATGCTGAGAAAGGTGTGAATCTAGGTTTATATCCTTTCTTATCTGAATGCAGGTACTCCATTGCTTTACACGTTCCTATAGCATCTGCACCATTCTTAAACTCTTCTGTAATATTTAACAGGTACTGATCTACGTGAGGTGCTATATCCTTTTTGCGTACGCCACCCTTTTGCATCATTTGTTTGTCGTCAACTTTCCAAACTATATCATAATTGTGTTTACGTGCATACTCCCCTATGAAGTTTAACTGAGCAATCAATCCATTAGGTCTGCCCTGCTTTGCTCCTACAACGATTTGATCGCCTACTACTTGTTCGTAATACATTTCCTCGTCTTGATCACAGAAAACTCTTACGTCTGCGTTTTTAAGATCCTTTAAGAAATGCCAAGCACGTTTTTCAAGTATGTACGGACGTTTGTATGTGGGTACTGCTACTAGGATCTTCATACTAGAATGGGAATGATACGGTTCTCTCTCCTTCTCTCAACTTACTCTTACCTGCTGTAGGTTTTTTGATCTTGATTACATTACCAAAGGTCTTACGTAGTTTTAACGTAGTCATTAACATATCTTCTTTAGTACGATCTAGATTACAACCGCCCTCAGCTGAGAAATTACCCTGTGTTACAAACGAGTACCTATGATCTATATACATATACCTATTTTTGTAAACGTTTAAACAACTCATATAATGATCCTCGCCCTCTGGATAACTGACATCGTATTGTAGTCCGTGTCCTTTTAAATATCCAGTATAACTAGCGTTTAGATATCCAGTGAATCCTACTGGCTTATGACTAACGTAGTGTAAGGGATCTCTAAGGTTTGCAAAGCCAAACATCTTTGCTCCTATGTCCTGTGCTATATCTCCTGCCCTTTGTATAATGTCGTTTACTTCGTCTGGATCTTGTACTAGGTATTCCTCGCCACTCTCTATCCAGTTTTTTCTAATACTAACTATATCGTCGTCTATCATAAATACATTTTCAAACGCATCTAAGATAAATTGTCTACTAGCAGTAATACCTCTTACGTAGTCTGGCTCTCCTATAACAGTACACTCTGGATTGTTATCCTTGTACGCTTCTACTTCTCTAGCAGGTACTACTAAGATTAGATTATCTATTAGTTTTTTAGTCAGTACGTTAGTTGCTCTCCCTTTACTAGGACATACTATTGCTATTACCTGTCTTTCCATAACTTCTGAAATTGTTTGACAGTTATTACACTAGTTTCTTTAATACGTTCAGTTTTGTAGTCACGTGCTTTCTTTAGTTTTAGTACGTTTCTTAGCCAGTTCTGATCCATTTCATTATCACAGAAGATCATAACAGCAGTGTACCCCTCACTAAACTTAGGTACGATAGGCAACTCTGCATTAGTGTCGTCTACTTTATAAAACTCTTCTTCAAACTCTTCCATAAAGAACCCTAACTGCTTTTCTTCCATACCCATTTGCAATAGGAACTCCTTTTCAAATTGATTAGCTAACACGTCTACGTCCCAATCTCCAAAAGAATTATTATCCTTAATGATAAACTGCGACTTTTGATCGTTTGACCAACCCTTTGCTACTACAACTGGTACTTCCTTCATACCAATCTGCTTACACGCCTTTAGACGCATATTACCACCCAGTACCATATTGTTCTCATCTACAACTATTGGTCTGGTCTCGAGCATTTCTGGAAAATCCTTAATACTCTTTACTAATTTACTGAACCTCGACGACTTTATCATACGAGGGTTTAGTGGGTTACTTTGTAACTCCGCTACATTTCTGGTTTCTGTTTTCATATTCTATATTCAAATGATACAATGTCGTATACTTCCTCTATTACGTCTTTAGGAATATCCCCTAAACGTTGTTTTATATACTCTCTTTTTTGTGAGGTTTGTCCCCAACTTCCTTGTGCTAGTACGTCTGTTACTAGTTCATTAAATTTTGGATTAAATTTTTTATACATTTCAAAGTTTCTTAATCCGTGTATAACTGTTGCGTGGTGCATTTCCTTTCCTTGACTCTGAAATACTCTAGTGATCTGCGAGTAATTTAACCTACAGATTTTGTGATATATATACATTAACAAAGATCTTGCTTCTACATATTCACGTTTTCGAGTGTTTTTAAATGGATCTACTCCAGTTACTGAACGTACCTTATTGGCTATACGCATTTCTAATACTGTCATAAAATATCTCTAATTATATAATTATCTAACTGCTCTGCTACTTCTGTAGTTGACCAGTCCTTACCTTCAAAGTATTCCTTGTAACGATCTATAGCAAACTTTACTTTTTCTTCTCCTTTTAGATAAAATTCTTCACTACATTCGAACACACCTATATCTAAACTACCCTTGTCTAATACAAGAAACTTAAAGTCAAAATAGTTTTTATTGAACAACTGGCAATACAGGTATGCTTGTACATCATATCCGTAACGTAATGCACTATACTTAAATGCACGAATGTCCGTTGTCGTTTTGATATCGCAAATACTATTACTTGAAAGTATATCTGCTTTACCTCTAAACGGAAATCCAAATACATTATTGATCGCAGGAACTTCAAACTCTGTGTTTTGCAATAGACTTACTGCTATATCGTTTCTTAACAACGCGTCTGCTAGTCGCTCTGCATCCTCACGTTCCTTTTTAGTATATACAGTACCAAACTCTGCTTTTGCTTCCTTGTACTTTTTTGTGTTTTTACTCTGTACATCTACAAAATGAAATTGCTCGAACTTTTCTGGTTCTAGGACTAAGGTGTGTAACAACCTACCATCACGTATACCTTGAGTATCTAAACTATCTCCGTACTTAGTTACATAGTAGTATTTTTTAGGACTCTCTAACAATAGTTTCAATGCACTACTTGATAGTGCTAACTTAGATAATTCTCCATAGTAAAAGGAATCTTCATACATATTGTCTAACAACAGTTGTTTGTCGTACATACTGCCGTCTAATAGTTTTATTTTCATATTTACAATTTAATTAATGATAAGTATATGATCATTAACAAGATCAATATATAAGACAGGAATAGTATTACATACGTGCTTTCCTTTTTTTCGTATCTGCGGTCATATGGTTTTTTAAATTTTCTCATAAGAAATATTTATTAAGTACCTGTATCCACCAAGACTGTTGCTGATATTTTAAATACTCTGAAGGTGTTAAACATTCTATTCTTCCGTTTACTGATCTACAATAAACTCCTGTCGGTAATTTTTTCCACTTTGTTTTCATAATTGTTTTATATATGCTTTGCTGTATTTTAACTCTTTTATTTGCCATTTGTCGATTTCCTTTTTAGGATATAACCACCACGTTGCTTGATCGTTTTCCAGATCTTCTGATACTGGTTGTACGAACATATAGTGTGATACGTCTTTGTCTTTATTATGTGCATCGAAATTTACACGTAACTCTGTTTGATATGACCAGATCCCCTTAACGTCTATTTGTAGAGTATTTAACATTATATCATAACTGGCTATTGGTTTACCTCCTAGCATTTGATCTGCGTCGTATTTTAAACCTTTACTCCAGAAATGATATTGGACGATCATCTCACATTTACAACCTAATTGATCTACTTGCAAGTTTCCTCGCTTGTACTTAGGGTGTAATTCATTCATATATGCGTTAGTAATATCACGTAGACCTCCTACGTATAACGCCTGTTCGTTTATCAGTGGCGGATAATGTATTGTACCTGCTTTCATAACATTGATGCTTCAAAACAAGTAGCACTGCAAGGTTCTCCCTCACGTTCAGTATCTCCTCCACATTCTGGACATTCGTACGAGTCATTCCATCCACGATACTCGTGTTCCATATGGACTAACCAATCATCATAATTCATACTTTGCTAATTTAAGTTGTTCTTGTAATTTTTCTATTTGCTCTTCTGCACTTCTTGCTCTTAGGATAGCACGATTACGTTCATCCCTAGCATCACTGCAGTATTTATTATAACCATAACGTTCCATAGTAACCTTGTTAGTATAAAAGACAATATTCATAAATGCCTTTACTACTTCCTGCAGTTCCTCGTTGTTTGGTTTTGCTTCAGACCATTTTTTTAACATAGACGTTACTAGTAGTACATCATTGTTATATTCTAGATCTAACGCACAATTGATATACTTATTCATTAGAATACAATTTGTTTAATGTTTTAGTATACAATTCCAATAATGCTGATGACTCTGCTATTTTTTGAGTGTAGTACTCAACGTTCCACTTTTGATCATTAATTAATTTTAATAGTTGCTCTTCGTTCATTTGTATAAATTTTAATAGTGAGTAGTAAACTTAGTGAATTATTTTGATTTATCAACAGTTTATTAGCAGAAATTTTATGTACTATCTGTTTTATGTACGTACGATGCGAGATCTTCTGTTAATAAGTATACTTCCTTTTTCTTTTTTCTACTATCCCACATTGTAGTTCTAGGACAATATTTCTCTACAGATTTTAATGCTTCTATTCCATCTAACCAAAAAAAATACGTCCCCTGTGGATCACTAACGAAATAGATCTTAACTACATCGTCTGGTAATTCCATTAAACGATTATACTTTTCTACTTCTAGCATTTTAGTCTCATAATACTTTTTACGAAACTTCATTTCTATAACGCACTTACGTCCTTTAGGCGTATAACCCTCTGCGTCATAATAACTATAACTTTCTCCAGTGTGTTTTAGATCCCAACCATCAAATGAATTGAGCAATAATATAACTGCCTTTTCTAATTTATGTACATTACTAAGACTCATATATTTTATTCAGATCATCTACCCATTTTTGCAGATCCTTAGGACTACAACTACACGGCACTTTATACTTGTGCTTAAAATATTTAGAGTGCAATTCAGCGATCATTTTAATTTCTTGACGTGAAACTCTTGTCGTGTTTTTTGATCTAAATTGATACCAGTCTTTCTTATCTAGTTCTTCCATCTTTTTATTTCTATTTTATTCCATTCTTCTCTACGTTTGTCACAACCGCAGTCTGGATAAATTTTTTTCCAGATCCAACGTATACCTGTATACTTAGTAAAATAATAAACTATGTCTCCTAATTTCATACCTCTTGCTTTT